GAGCAGCGGACTCATAATCCGTTGGTGCTCGGTTCGACTCCGAGGGGGCCCACCACAGTTTGGAGATATCATGAATGATAAAAAGTATATTTTAGATGTAGTTGATGCTGAAGATGGTTCTGAAGATAAGATGCTTCAGTTTTCTGAAGAGTTTTTATCTGACCATGATTGGCGTGTTGATGATGTAATTAATTTTGAGGTTCAAGAAGATAAATCGATTATATTAAAGAATAAAACCTGGGAAGCAAGAAATGAAAGTCTACCTAAGCAAATATCGTTACCATTGGATCAGCCCCTACAAAATTCTTGAGAAAGTATTCTTCTGGCGAGAAATTGATTATGATGAGCCAATTATTGATAGGCTGAGTAATATACTTCAGCCTTTTTGTGTTGGTATTCAGAAAGTATTAGATACTATCCACCCTAAGATTGACTATGTTAAAGTTGATAAATGGGATACTTGGAATATGGATACGACGCTTTCACAAATTATCCTACCACTCCTCAAACAACTCAAAGCAACTAAACAAGGCTCCCCTCATGTAGAGGATGAAGATGTACCTGAAGGTCTAGGTCTTCGTTCAACAGAAGCTCCTGCAAAAGAGAATGAATGGGATACAGATGAAAACTGGCATAAGCGCTGGGACTGGGTCCTAGCAGAAATGATTTGGACGTTTGAACAGTTAACGACTGATTGGGATTCTCAGTATCACACTGGTGTGGTCGATAGAGTATCTACCCCTTGTGCATGGGATGAAAACGGTAAACCAACTATGTACTCTTGGGATAAAGGTCCTAACGATACAAGTCATTTGGACGTTGAAGGCTACACAAAGCATAATGATCGTATTTCAAAAGGTTTAATTTTATTTGGTAAATATTATAGAGGATTGTGGGATTAATATGAACAGTGCTTTGGTTATTATCCCCACTACAGGGGCTCCTGAATTAGTTGATGCAGTAAGATCTGTTATTAGTCAAACCTATAAAAATGTTGAGTGCTTGATTGTTGTTGATGGTGCTGAGTTCTCACGGCAAACTGATGAGACGCTTGCAGGTAATATTATTACAAACGGTGGCAGGGTAAGCCGTATCGACCTTCCTTATAATACCGGGGGAAATGGTTTTTATGGTCATCGTGTAATGGCAGCATTTAGTCATCTTGTTAATCATGATTATATTCTTTTCCTTGATCAAGATAATTGGTTTGAACCCTATCATGTTGAAAGTATGATTAGTGAAATTAAACAGTTTAACCTAGACTGGGTTTATTCGCTAAGAAAAATTTATGATAAAGATAAAAATTATCTTTGCGATGATAATTGTGAGTCTTTAGGTCGGTGGCCGGTGTGGGTAAATGACCAGGCATATCTTATTGATTCTAGTTCGTACTGCTTTAAAACTGAATTTATTAGAAAAATAGGTCATATATGGGATCATGGGTGGGGAGCTGATAGACGTTTTTATACAGTTGTTAAAGATCAACTTAAACATCAAAATTATACCTGTACAAGCAAACACACAATGTGTTACCGACTCGGTGGTAACGAAGGCTCAGTAACAAAAGAGTTTTTTGAAGAGGGCAACAAAAAGATTCTAGAAAAATATAACGGCAAATTACCATGGCTAAATCAGTTTTCGTAAACGGTACTTTTGATATTTTGCATTTAGGTCATCTAGCTCTTCTAAATTATGCTAAAAGTTTAGGGAATAAATTATTTGTTGCTATTGATAGTGATGAAAGAGTAAAGCAACTAAAAGGCATAACCAGACCAATCCACACTGCCTATGAACGTAAAACTATGTTGCTTAATCTAAAGGCAGTAGATGAAGTAGAAATTTTTGGTAGTGGTGAAGAGCTTGAGATGTGGATAAAACAAATTAGACCATCTATAATGGTGGTAGGTAGCGACTGGCGGGATAAAACTGTAATAGGTAGTCAGTACGCAAAGCGATTAGAATTTTTTGAACGAATAGATGAATACTCCTCCACTAAAACCATTTCAAATATTATTAATAGGTGATAGCTGTATTGATGAGTACCATTATGGTACTGTAGATCGCATCAGCCCTGAAGCACCAGTCCCTATTTTTAAATATCTTCGTTCTGAAGAAAAACCAGGTATGGTCTTTAATGTTCAAAATAATTTAGAAAAACTTGGCTGTGTGGTAACATTGCTGACTCAAGAGCCTTCAAAGAAAACTAGATTAATTGATAGTAGAACCGGTCATCATATTACCCGAATTGATCGTGATGTATGCTCTTCACCAGTAGATATCTTTCCTTTCAAAACATTACATTATGACGCTGTTGTTGTTTCTGATTATGATAAAGGTGCAGTCACTTATGAGTTGGTAGAAGATATAGTTAAAAGTTTTGATTGCCCCGTTTATGTCGACACTAAGAAAAAAGATCTAAAAAGATTTGAAGGAGCGATTGTAAAAATAAACAGTTTAGAATTTAGTCTTGCTGTTTCTTTGCCATCTGAATTAATTGTTACATTAGGTAAGCGCGGTGCTCAATATAAAGAGGAAGTATTTCCTTCTCCTTTAATAGAAGTAACTGATGTATGTGGCGCAGGCGACACGTTTTTAGCGTCTCTTACATACTTTCATTTAACAACCGGTAATTTAAAACTTGCGATACCTTTCGCCAATAAAGCAAGCGCTGTTACAGTACAAAAAATTGGCACGTATGCTCCAACTATGGAAGAGATTTTATGAGACTAGAAGGTTTTGTACAAAAAGGGTGGGGCTCAGAAAAAATCTGGGCAACTAATGATAAGTATTGTGGTAAGTTTCTTAATTTTAATGAAGGGGCAAAGTTCTCCATGCACTTTCATAAAGATAAAGATGAAACTTGGACGGTTTTATCCGGTCATTTTATTGTAAGATATATCAAAACATCAGATGCCTCTGTACATGAGGTTGAATTGATGAGAGGAGATGTCTGGCATAATCCCCCCTGTCAGCCTCATCAATTAGTTTGTATTAAAGAAGGTACAATTATAGAAGTATCTACACCAGATTCTGTTGAAGATAATTACAGAGTATTTCCAGGTGATAGTCAAAATTCAATCGCGGGGTAGCGCAGTAGTAGAGCGTCGGGCTCATAATCCGAAGGTCGGAGGTGCGAATCCTCCCCCCGCAACCATTTTAAATGAGTGGCCTGGTAACATCATTCTAGGCTATAATTAAACTATGCTTTTTTATACTAATGTTTATAAGCGTGGTAACTATATTTACTTTCGCGGGTTTAAAGATGGTAAACGGGTAAGCCAAAAAATACCATTTCAACCCACATTTTACGTACGTACAGGAGATCGAACTTCCCCGTACAAATCGCTCTGGGGTGAGCCTCTAGAAAAAATTAAGTTTAATTCTATTAACGAATCCAAAGAGTTTTTAGATCGTTATAAAGAGGTTTCTAATTTTCCTATCTACGGAAATATCAACCTTGCCTATCAGTTTATAAACAAAGTATTCCCCGATACAATTCAATTTGATATGTCACTTATGAAGATCGTGACGATCGATATTGAAACATCCACAGAGTATGGATTCCCTGACCCAAGGCAGGCACAAGAAGAAGTACTCCTCATTACTATTCAAGACTATAATACCAAAGATATCACTTCATTTGGTTGTAAAGCATATCTCCCCAAAAATGAAAATGTTACATATGTAAAGTGTGACGATGAGATGGACTTGCTTCGTCGCTTTATTAAACACCTAAAAAGTGACTATCCTGATATCATTACTGGCTGGAACTGTCAGCTATTCGATATCGCATATCTATCATCTCGCATTCAACGCGTTTTAGGCGACCGGGCTCTTGAAGAGTGCTCCCCGCACGGAGTCATTTCTTCTCGTGAAGTACCTTTTGCAAGAGGTAGAACACAGCTTGCCTTTGACTGGACTGGTATTTCTATTCTAGATTATCTTGACCTGTATAAGAAGTTTTCTTTTAAAGTTCAAGAATCATACAAACTAGACAATATTGCTAAAGAAGAGCTAGACGATGAGAAGATCAAACATAACTACGCATCGTTTAAGGACTTTTACACGAATGATTGGGAATTATTTGTAGATTATAATATACATGACGTTGTACTTGTAGATCGTCTCGAAGATAAGATGAAGCTGATCGTTCTTATCTGTACGATGGCGTACGATGCAAAATGTAACTTTCTTGATATCCATTCATCTGTAAGGACATGGGACTGTATTCTATATAATCATTTACAGAAACAAAATATTATAGTGCACAATCCTCCTCCTGTAGATGAAGCAGTTGATAGACAGATTATGGGAGCATTTGTAAAAGAACCAAAACCCGGTCAATATGATTGGGTAGTATCTTTTGATGCTACTTCCCTATATCCGTCTATTATTATGACATGGAATATGTCTCCAGAAACTCTGGTAGACGGTGAAAAATATCTAGCTGACGATGAAAGATCTATTCAGCGTTTACTAGATAAAGATGTAAAGACCGAACAGCTAGATACTAAAAAATATACTATGACAGCTAACGGTCAATGTTTTAGAAAAGATAAAAAAGGTGTTTTACCCGAGCTTATCGAATTTTATTTTGCTTCTCGTCAAATAGCTAAAAAAGCTATGCTTAAAGCTCAAAATAATTACGAAAAGACCAAGGACCCTAAATATCTTTCTGAGATAGCAACATTAAACTGTAAGCAGATGGCTGCTAAAATTTTAATGAATTCGCTTTATGGTGCTATGGGTAATATCTTTTTTCGTTATTACGATATTCGTATTGCTGAAGGTATTACAATGACCGGTCAATTCATTATTAGATCAGTTGCAGCTAAACTTAACCAGTACATCAATGAAAGGTGTAAAACAAATGGAACCGATTATAGTTTTTATTCTGATACTGACTCTACCTATATTACTTTGGGTAGGGTTGTCGAGAATGAGTTCAAAAATGGAACTAAATCCGAAGTTGTGGGATTCCTTGACGACTTGTGTTCGAAAGACATCGAACCTACCATCAATACAGCCTGCGAAGATCTCGGCAAATATCTCAACGTCTACACCCCAAAAATTAAGTTCAAAAGAGAAGTCATTGCAGACCGGGGTATTTGGATCGCAAAAAAAAGATACGCATTAAATGTATATAATGCTGAAGGAGTAGCATATGATCCTCCCAAGCTTAAGGTACTTGGTATGGAGATCGTTCGTTCATCTACACCAGCACCTGTTCGTAAAGCCCTTAAAGAAGCTGTTTCTATTGCTCTTACAAAAGATGAAGTGACTATAAAGAAGTATGTAGCTGATCTTGAATTAGAATGGAATAAACTGCGACCAGAAGAAATAGCCTTCCCTAGAGGGGTTAACGGTATAAAAGACTATAGCGATTCTAATTCAATATTTAGAAAAGGCACTCCAATTCATGTTCGCGGCGCTTTAATATATAATCATTTAGTTAAGAATAAAGATCTAGAAAAGAAATATCAATATGTACAAGAAGGGGATAGAATTAAGTTCTTGTATCTTAAGGAACCTAACCCTCTCGGTACTCATGTAATTACCTTTCCAGAATCTCTCCCTCTTGAATTTAAAATACATGATTATGTAGATTATGATATGATGTTTAAAAAGTCGTTTATCGAGCCACTTAACTCATTATTAAGTTGTATTGGGTGGCAATTAAAAGAACAAGCAACCTTAGAAGGATTATTCGGATGAAATGGTATTTATTTTTAGCTGCGGCAGCTTCGGTTTTTAGTGCTTCTCTAGTTTACGCTGAGAAACAGAAACCCGGGGTTCTTTATGATGTGGAGATTACACGGGTAAAAGATGGTGATACAGTAGCTTTTAAAGCAACTTGGTTACCCGATCCATTACCAAAAGAATTAGCTGTTCGAGTTTTTGGAGTAGACACACCAGAAAAGGGGTTTAGAGCACAATGTCCATTAGAAGATGAACGGGGTAAAGCTGCTACTCAGTTTACTACAAATGCTGTGTCTAAATCTCAAAGACGTCAAATTTTACTTATGGACTGGGATAAATTTGGGGGAAGAGTACTAGGTGATGTAATTCTTGACGGTCAATCTTTGCGCACGATGTTAATACAAAACGGTCTTGCAAGAGAATATTATGGAGAAGCAAAGCAAAGCTGGTGTAGATAAGATTGCATTGTTGTTTTGTTTATAGTATAATGTGAATATTAACAGGAGATATTATGACTGCATTATTGGATAAGTTAAAGAAAAATTCTACTATTAAAGATACTTCAATTCTAGCTGATTCAAAGTTTTTTAACGCAAAGGATGTTATTCAGACTCCTGTACCTATGATTAACGTAGCTCTTTCAGGACGTTTAGATGGGGGTCTTGTACCTGGTTTAACGATGTTTGCTGGCCCGTCAAAGCATTTTAAAACTGCATTTGCATTATTGCTGGCAAAAGCTTATTTGGACAAATACGAAGATGCTGTTGTTCTTTTTTACGATTCTGAGTTTGGTTCTCCTCAGTCCTATTTTAACTCGTTTGGTATTGATACTAAGAAGGTTGTACATACTCCGATCACTGACATTGAGCAGCTTAAACATGATAGTATGGCTCAGCTTAACAATATTGAGCGTGGCGACCATGTTATTGTTATTGTGGACTCGGTAGGTAACCTAGCTTCAAAGAAAGAAGTTGAAGATGCTCTTGATGGAAAGTCAGTAGCTGATATGTCAAGAGCTAAGCAGATGAAGTCTTTGTTCCGAATGGTTACACCACATCTAACGTTAAAAGACATTCCTATGGTTGTGGTTAATCATACCTATAAAGAAATTGGAATGTTTCCTAAAGACATTGTATCCGGTGGAACCGGTTCGTATTATTCTGCTGATAATATCTATATTATTGGTCGTCAGCAGGAGAAGGAAGGAACTGAGCTTACCGGGTATAACTTTATTATTAACGTAGAAAAGTCTAGACATGTACGGGAAAAGTCTAAGATCCCGGTAGAGGTTTCTTTTGAGGGTGGTATTAGTAAATGGTCTGGTCTGCTTGATGTTGCATTAGAAGGTGGGTTCGTTGTTAAGCCTTCTAATGGTTGGTATTCACGTGCTGGTGATGATCAAAAGTTCCGCGCTAAAGACACGTATACTAAAGAATTTTGGTTACCTGTACTTTCAAATAAAGAGTTTCAAGATTTTATAGCTAAAAAATATCAAATTTCAGGATCAGACCTAATGGGTAGAGATATGAGTAATGAGGAAGTTGAGGTAGAGTATGCAAGTGCTGAGGAATAATTTATTTAAACCATGGTTTACGGGGTCTGAAGACTGGGGTGTAGAGATCATTGATGGAGAATATACTGGAGTTATTGTACAAATAGAATCGCTTAATTTTTCAGAAAGAAATGACGGTTCAGTTAATTTAGATTTTCATATTGTTAATAAAGATAATTATCCAGATTTAGAAACTAATAGTGAGTTGTTTAATAGTACAATTGAACTTATTATCAATGATATTTTGAGGGAAGCAATTGACCACGCAAACCAGACTAGAAGTAACGATTCTACGGAATCTAGTTAACAGCGATGACTACATGCGAAAAGTTCTACCTTTTATTAAGGCAGAATATTTTACCGATAGTATTGATCGATCTGTTTTTAATTTAATTACCGAGTTTATTGAAAAATATAATAAACTCCCTACTATTGAAGCATTAGAAATTTCGTTGCAAAACTCCAACTTAAACGAAGGAGAGTTTAAAGAATCCAACGAACTTATCAAGCAGCTGCAGGGAAAAGAAATATCAGACCATAAGTGGTTGTTAGATGAAACGGAAAAATTCTGCAAAGATAAAGCAGTTTATAATGCTATTTTAAAATCTATTTCTATTCTAGAAGGTAGAGAAAAACAAACTTCAAAAGATGGAATACCCTCTCTTTTACAAGAAGCTCTAGGTGTATGCTTTGACTCATCCGTTGGCCATGATTATTTTGAAGATTCAAGTGAACGGTTTGATTTTTATAATCGAATAGAATCTAAAATACCGTTCGATCTTGATTTATTTAATAAAATTACTAACGGTGGTTTACCTAATAAAACCCTTAACATCGCACTAGCTGGCACTGGGGTAGGAAAATCCTTGTTTATGTGTCATGTTGCTGCTTCCTCTATAGCACAAGGTAAAAACGTATTATACATAACTCTTGAAATGGCAGAGGAAAGAATTGCTGAGCGTATCGATTCAAATCTTTTAAATATTGAAATAGGGGATCTGAAAGATCTACCTAAAGATATGTTTACAAAAAAAATTGATAAACTTAGTAATAGGATAAACGGTAAGTTAATAATTAAGGAATACCCTACCGCCTCAGCACATGTAGGACATTTTAAAGCTCTATTAAATGAATTAGCGCTAAAGCGAACATTTAAACCAGAAATTATTTTCGTTGATTATCTTAATATTTGTGCGTCATCTAGATTTAAACCAGGTGGAAGTATAAATTCATATACATATGTTAAAGCCATAGCTGAAGAATTGCGCGGTCTTGCTGTAGAATTTAACGTACCTATCGTGTCAGCTACTCAGACCACTAGAAGTGGTTATTCAAATACGGATGTAGAGCTGACTGATACTTCCGAATCTTTCGGTTTACCTGCGACAGCCGACTTTATGTTCGCACTTATTAGTACAGAAGAACTTGAGCAATTAAATCAGTTAATGGTGAAGCAGTTGAAAAATCGTTATAATGACCCTACCAATCATAAAAGGTTTATGATTGGTATTGATCGTGCTAGGATGAAACTTTTTAATTTGGAAGCTTCTGCTCAAAAAGATTTGACTGATACAGGTGTTAATTTAGATGAAAGCGCTGTAGACGATTTTAGTTTTTCTAAGCATTTTAAACAAAAAAAGGACTTCTCCAGTATTAAACTATAAATAGTGAAAGAGGGGAGGCTTTATGTATCTTGCTAAAAAAATTAACGAGATTTTAGAATCAAAAAAAGATCTTCTTATCGGTAATTCGTCATATGTTTATATTTGCAAGGTTTTAAATAATGCATTTAAACAAACTGAACCCTTTAAATTTAAATATGAAACATATTCTGATTATGGTCTTGAAGATTATGCTGTTTCAGGATTATACAATCAGGAAGAAGATATTAAGTATATAATTTTAAATTTTTCTAGTACATCTAAATCTTTTAAATTAGAAAAAAGTAAATGGAAAGAATTTAAATTTTCTATTTCTCAAGTATGCCAACACGAAACTATTCATCAATGTCAGTGGTCTAGGGTATCTGATCCAGGTCTAAGAGCAATCTCAGGTAAATTAGAATTTAGAAATGTAGAGAGCACAATCGAACAAGATCAAGAATATCTTTCCGACTTAGATGAGATAGATGCATATGCTCATGATATTGCTATGGAAATAGCGTATTTTTATCCTAAAAAAAACCCATACCAAGTTTTAAAAGATATAAACCGTTATAAAAAAATATGGTCTTACAATTACTACAAAAAAACGTTTAAAAACGAAGATTGGTTGGAAATTAAAAATCGTTTGCTTAAAAAAACATACATGTGGATACCACATGTACATATATAAGGAATAATATGGAGTGGTTTAAGGTCTCCGAGATCATATTGCAACTAGCTGCATGTTTCGCTTGCTTTTTATGGGGTAAAACAGAGGGAATTAATGATGCTCTAGAAGTGCTTTTGAAGAGAAGAATAATTACTGAAAAAGATTTAGAAAAATTAAAAGATTGACAAAACGGGGCGTTAATGCCCCGTTTTTTTTAAGTAACAGTTGCCTTTCGGTCGTGTATAGTATATAATGAATACATTGAATAGGAGAATATATGAAAGGTTCGATTCGTTTCTTTCTTGGGCTTATAGTAGTTACCGGGGCTATCGGAACACTAGACATTGATCCCGATGCAAGTTTAGTAACATCATTGATTATTTCTTTAATTGGTCTTATAATTATGTACAGTGGTACAGTTGCTTTAAAAGGTGAATAATGTTAGCTTATTGTGATTTTATTGCAAATCGGATTCGTAAGAGTCTAATTAGTATTATGAACGACTCTCTTGAACCAGTTCAACTAAAAAATATTGGTAGAGTTGAATTTGACATGGGTCCGAGAGGTGAATTTGTTTCTACAAAAAAGACCATTTATCTTTGGGATGCATACGGTAAAGAGTACCGAGTAACGGTCGAGGAAGTATAATGACACAGTCTAACTCTCGAGCTCGAGTAAAGAAAGATTCTATTGGTGCTGACGGTATGAAACTAGTCTTTGAAAATTACAGTTTGCAGGACATAGAAACGTTTCGTACCAGCTGTAAAGAAGTTATCGAACGTTCGGTGGGTAAGCGTTCAACTAAAGATACGTTTATTGCGGAACTCGATAAAGCTCGCTCAAAAGATTTTATGCTTAAGAAAGTAACAAATTATCTTTTAGCAGGGCAAGGTTTAGGTGTATAATTACCAAAATGGTAGATATCATCTTTTTTTGTTATTATAATGTTATGTGATAGGAGTTTGTTATGACTATGTTTACTGTTGCGGGTGTTTCGGTTTGTAAAGGTAATGTGAAAGTTCGTTTTTGTTCAGACTTTGTCCTTCGTATTAAGAATCTTCAGAAGCAAGGTGATACTGATATTCAGCTGGTTGAACTACCTCAACCTATGGATAAATGGCATGCATGTGAATATCTAATTAACTCTGGACAGTTTAAAAATTATACTACAGAGATTATCGAGATTCAAGGCAAAAAGTTACCCAAGTCTACATCACCGAAAGTTATTGTTCCTAAAATGGAAGTAGATAAAGAAATTGAAGCCATTAGAGAACTAGTAGCAGCTTAATTTTTTTGTTTAACAGGAAAGACCGCCGTCTGTTAAACTTTTTTGTGGCGGGGTATAATTTGAGGAAATATTATGTCAATTCAATCTAGTGTCCTAAAGACCCTTCAATCAGGTCGTCAATTCACTGCAGGTCAACTAGCAGGTCTTTTTAAGACAACCGAAGGTACTGTTGCTGCTCGTATCAGCGAGCTTCGCGCTCAGGGCTATTCCATTTATAGCAATACAGCTAAGAATGGCAAGACAGCATATCGACTTGGTATGCCGTCCCGTCGTATGGTAGCTGCTGCATATTCAGCTACCGGTAGTTCAGTTTTTAACTAAAAACAAATCGGGCGCTCCTCTCTAAATAAGCGCCGCCGGACTTCGTAACCGGCTTTATTTTTTTGGAGTTTATCATGCCTCTATTTGTTGTTGAAACTATTTCGACTTTCCGCCATAAGTATGTAATTGAGTGTAAAAATGTTGAACATGCTCTAGATACGGTAGCTTGTGAGGAAGCTGTTGAATTTAGTCAAATGCATTTAGGGGAACAAATCGTTACCGGTAAAGAAATTACCTCGGAAGATTTTGATCGAATGAACGATGCATTGAACAAATACGGTGATGGTACAAGTTATCAACCCGAAACAGGTTCCCCGTGGATGGGTAATAAAATTATACATGTTATTGATTATGAAAGAATCAAATGAATATTTTAGCTCAGGTAAGGCAGCGAGTTGATTTTGACCCTACTAATTTAGACCATGTAGCCATGTATAAAGATTTTATTGTAAAGCGCAAATGGGAGAATGGCTGTCCATTTGCACTTGAGTGGCCGTATCTTACTATTCCTGATATGATTAAAGATAAGATTATTTTAAACTATCTTAAAGTATAGTGTTGATATTTAAAATATTACATATAAATAATGGATTGGCCCCCTTTTGCAGGGGGTTTTTTAATGGTATAAATATAGTTAAACAACTATTGGAGTTTACATGGCTGGCGCAGCAGCAGAACGACAAGAAACAGGTGTTGTCGATTCTATTAATAAACAAGTTAAAAAAACTGGTCCTATAACTGTAAAAGCCGGGTCCGTTACCATTAGTGGTGTAGTAAGAGCTGATAAATTTACTGGTAGACAAGCTGGGGGATCTGAACCTTATACTGATGTTCAGTTATTCATTCAAGGTAAAAAAGATCCTATCAACCTTTCTTTAAAGGGAGAAGCTGCCCCATCTCTTGCAGGTGGTGGTTTAAAAGGCTTGGAATTAGCGGTACCCGGTATTGCTAAAAAATTTATGAATGCCGCATATAATCACTTAGTCAAAGTTTTAAAACTTAAAGCGGGTTCAAAAGTTCCTGATGTTTATGGTAAAATTGCTGATGCAGACAAAATAAAGATTGTTGTTGGTAATGAAGCAATGGGAGGACCAATTCACTATATGTACATTGGTCCAATGGATGTAAGATCTCAATATGACACTAAGAAGAATATAATTACATTAAACGGTACACTTACTGAAGCTAAAAAATATGCTAAAACCCATGAATTGTTTTTTAGACTCAGAGCAAGAAGAGAAGATCAAACCTTTGATCCTACTGCAAAAGATAATCAGGGCGTACCAAAAATTTATGGTAAGTCTCCATCAAAAGGTGATAGTGCCGGGCGTATAGTTGTTACAGATAAAACACCAGCTGGAGCACAAATAGTTAGACTAACATGATTACATTTCAAACTTTTATAGCAGAAGCTGCTTCTGAAGAAAAACTAACTCATCTTGAGCACGCTGAAGACCATGTTATTAATTCTGGTGAAGAAGGGTTTGCTCACGCATTTCATAACCTTGAAGATGTAAAAGATCAAATTCAAGGTAAGAAGAATAATACTAAAATTACAACTAAATATGATGGATCCCCTTCAATTGTATTTGGTCATAACCCAGAAAATGGAAAATTTTTTGTTGCATCTAAGTCAGCTTTTAACAAGACACCCAAACTTAATTACACCCAAGAAGATATAGAAAAAAATCACAGCCATGCCCCTGGTCTTGTTACTAAACTTAAAGCTGCGCTTGAGCATCTACCCAAAGTAGTACCATCTAAGGGTGTTTATCAAGGTGATGTAATGCATTCCGGTATAAAATCAAAATCTAACCCGCACGGGGATATTACAGACGAAGGTGGAAAGTATCATTTTAAACCTAACACCATAACTTATTCTACACCTCATAATTCTACTGAGGGTAAAAAAATAGCTAAATCTAAATTTGGTATTGCTGTTCATACTGCATACCATGGTAAAAATTTACAAAATATGAAAGCAGAATATGGTGCTGATCTTTCTCATTTTAAACACCACCCTGATGTACATTCAATTAGTGTGGTGGAGAATGCTGCTCCTACCTCACTATCAAAAGATCAAGAACAAACCTATAATCATCATTTAAAAATGGCTACAGACTTATTTAAGTCTACACCTAAAAACGCATATAAAGCTTTAGAAGGCCATCAAGAACATCTTAAAACATATATTAATTCAACTGTACGAGAAGGCACTAAACCATCGATCAATGGTTATACAGAACACTTAAGAGAGCAACATCTTAAGGGTATAGCTAAAGTTAAGACCGCAAAAGCTGTTAATACAAAGACAGAAAAGATGCAAAAAGATCTTACACATTTAAATAAACATTCTGATGAGTTTCAGAAGATCTTAGATATGCATCACCACATACAGGCTGCTAAAGATCAATTAGTTCACTCGTTGTCTGCTAAACCTAAATTTGAACATTCGATACCTGAACCTGGATCAACTAAGATTACTGGTGGTAAGCCTGCTAAACCTGAAGGCTTTGTCGTAATCAGAAATAACAGACCGACAAAGTTTGTAGATAGAGCAGAGTTTAGTAGAGCAAATTTTGCTGCTAGACCAAGGTAATTCTCAACCGCCCACATATGGATTTTAGCTTTAAGGCAATTGAAAATCAATGAAAAGTATTAAAGAAAAGCAGCTTTTGGTAAAGTGGTCTCGAGCAATGAATGAGACTATAGAGCCTGCTTTGGTTGAAGAGGTTGAACGATACGAGCAGCTTCAAAAAGATATAGTGGAATCAGTGCGTAATAATTCTATTAAGGATTTAGTAGAAGCTTCGGTAGTAGCGGAAAAACTTGTGGAAAAAAATAATATTGAGTACCCAAAACCACCAACCCTTGACGAAGTATTAGTAATTATTCAAGAAGATAAACCTGTTGAGATACCACGTTGTGTTACGGAAAAAACTAAACCAGTAACGCTTGCTGATAAAGCAGCAGATCATATTTCAAAAGAAGTAAAATTAGAACAAGCTTCGTTTCAACAACCTGTCGTGCCTGCAGTAGACAAAAATTTAAACGCTATTACACAAAAACTAAAATATATTGAACAGTTTGTTGCAAAAATCGCGGCTCATGGGCCTGGTGGTGGTGCAGGTGATGTTATAAACTTAGATTTTCCAGTAAAGTTAGTAACTAGTGATTATACGATAACCAGAAAAGATTATTATGTAGGTGTAAACGCTGCTTCAACTGTTAATATTACTTTACCGGATTCTATAGGGTTTCCTGGTAGAAAAATTGTAATCAAAGACGAGTCAGGTAACTGCTCCTCCAATCCAATTACAGTACTCGGCAATGTAGATAATGACCCAGGTGGTTTTATCTTACAAATGGATAACGGTGGTATACAAATGATTTACAGAGAAGGTTGGAGAATTATATGACATATTTGTTTAGCGGTAACTCAACTATTTCAAACGAAGTTGAAGTTAAGAACGATGTAGGTAATGCGTTGCCAGTCTGGGGTAATGTTTATTTAAACAATAATACATCTAGAGTTACAATATCTAATCCGCTACCTGTCACCCTAGGTAGTGCAAATATTACTATTATCGGCAATACAAATATTATTGATACTGTAACGGTTAACAGTTCACCTGAAGACCCTGTTCACGTTCATTTAACAGAAATCGGTACATCAGGTAATCTAGTTGCACTTGGTTATAGTTCAATGCCTGTGCAAGGAAATGTTTATTTAAACAATAATACATCTACTGTTTCTGTTTCTAACCCATTACCTGTGTCAGCCTCTATTGCCAATATTATTACTGTTATAGCGGAAGAACCAGCCGGTAATTTATTTGCAATTAATAATCATTCCATTAATACTAACCGTGGTTGGACAATGGATGATACAATGCGCCCGGTTATAAGTTTTAGAGTTTCAAATACTAATCCAATAACTGATCTAACAGAAATTATAGAATATGAAATTGGTAATAATAATGCCAATCAAAGTACAATCGTATATGAATGGTATGAAGGTGAGATAACACTTTCAGGTGCTGCTACACCGGCTTGGACGTCTGTAGGCAATAAAACTCAGTACCGTATTTACCAAGATAAGTATGGCAGTAACCAAAGCAATACATTTACCTCTAACACTTCAATAATGAGACATTCTGGTATTATTATTGGTAAAAACACCCAGGGTGATGAAGGACCTGTGAAAATGTATGGAGGTACAACCCCAAATATGTTGACACTCTGTATGAAACGTGTAGATAATTCTACAAAATTAGATGTTTGGTTTGCTTTTACATTCAAAGAGTTGATTTGATGAAAACTTTTAAAGAAATTAGAGAAAACTTTCAAGACGGTCGTAACCCACAAGATAAGGGCGATATGGCAAGATACGGTCTCAAAGGTAAATCTATTTCACAGTTAAAAAAGATAAGATCTTCAGATTCTGCATCACCAAGGGAAAAACAACTAGCTCACTGGTTTATTAACATGCATTCTAAAAAATGATAAATATACCTATGCATACATTTAAAGAAGCAACCGAAAAAACAGCGGTTTTTACCTACGGGCGTAATAACCCCCCAACTGTAGGGCACGAAAAGCTGTTTGACAAAACTATAGAGACCGCTAAAAAATATAGCGCGACTCCGCACATTTTTACCTCGCATTCGCAAGATGCTAAAAAAAATCCGTTAGATGCTGAAACTAAAGTAAAATTAATCAAACACGCATATCCCCAAGCGCACGTAGCTTCTTCTTCTAAAGAAATGCCATCTATGCTCCATATAGCTAAACACCTATATGATCAAGGCCATAAGCATTTAGTGATGGTAGCAGGTTCTGATCGCGTAGACGAATACCACAAAAAGCTTCACCAATACAACGGTACACATGAAGGTGCACTCTATAATTTTAAATCTATTAAGGTGGTATCTGCTGGCCAAAGAGACCCTGATGCTGAAGGGGTTTCAGGGATGTCGGGTACAAAATTACGCTCACATGCAATTGCGGGCAATAGAGAAAAATTTAAATCCGGCTTGTTGTCTAAACTATCTGATGAGCATAAGAACGAAGTGTATAATAAAGTAAGAAAAGCTCTAAATGTAAATGAAATTTATGATCCTCACCTCAAGGTTTCTAAATATCAATGGGGTGAAAAAGAGGGTGTTGATAAAATGAAAAGTATGACCCCAGGAGAACCACTTAATACCTTTAAAAAGAAAATTAAAGAACAAAAAATTCCTTTTCTTTTAATGACACCTGCACAGCGCGCTACTCTTCATGAAGAAACAACCCAATTAGAGTTTGATGGTATTCAAACTAGAAACTTTGATATGTGTCCTAGAGCATACAAACTGTTTAAAGAAATGATAGATTCTATTCGAACCGGTAAACATATAGGGGAAAAAACAGGTCATGATAAAGATCAACTCCCTTTTCCTGGAGCAGAACCAGAAATAGCTCTAAGACCTGCAGAGATACAGAATACTCAAATTACTAACGGTATAACACCAACAACAAATATTCAAAAACAAGTTCAAGTTGGAATTGCAATGAAACCCGGGCAATTAAGACGTATGCAATTTAAACAGTACGCTATTGATTAAAGGAACATTATGATAATTGATACTTTAAAATCCCTTCTAGCCGACGTTTACGTACTTTACTTTAAAGCTCACTCCTATCATTGGAATATTGAAGGTCCTAACTTTCCTCAATACCATGAATTTCTACAAAATTTTTATGAAGATGTATATTCTTCTGCTGATGTAATAGCAGAGTTAATAAGAACTTTAGATGCGTATGCCCCGGTATCTTTCGCTAGTTTATTATCTAATGCTACTATAGAAGAAAGCACCACAGTACCCGATGCAAGAGGTATATTTTTAAATTTAAAACGGGATAACGATATTTTACTTACACAACTGGTTCGTGCATATGACGAAGCGGAAAAGACAAGTGAGATTGGTATATCTAATTTTTTACAGGACAGAATTCAAGCACATGAAAAACATGCCTGGATGTTTAGAGCTATTACAAAATGATTACAGATATACAGGTACAGCATGAGTTACTAAAAACAGCTCTTGAGGCTACAGACAACTATTTGTTTTTAGAAAAAAGAGCGGTTGAGGCTAATTTTGCAACACCTAGAATGCTACATGATTTTACATACGAGCTAGCAAGAGCGCATGATGCTTTACAAGCTTTAGGAGTTCTAGATAAGCACCAAGATTACATGGAAACCCATGTGCAGACCATGCTCGGGCTTTCAGGGTTAAAAGATAAAACTATAGAAGAACTTCCCTATACTCATATACCTGCAGCAGATTTTGGAGAAGTAGAAGAAAATACTATTTTATCTTTTGGTCAATATATTTTAAAAGAAGAAAAAAATTCTGAAGAGACGTTAAGCAATGAGGAAATAGACAAGTTAGTAGATGACTTAACTTGGGAAGACATAGTAGATTTATATGATGATATAGAACTTATTTATGATACTGACGGAAAAGAAGAGATTAAAGAAGAGTTACTCGATGAAAGTCTTACAGCTCAAGCGCGATTAAAAAAACGTCAAGCATTTGCAAGAATGAGAGGTAAGCGTAACACCGCAAGAAATATGAAACTCCGTAGAGCTTCTTCAATTAATATTCTTAAAAAACGAGCAGCAGTAGCAGCTAGAAGAGCAATTTATCAACGGTTTTTAAGAGGAAGAGATAAATCAACACTCTCTGCTGCAGAAAAAGATCGTATAGAACAACAAGTATCAAGAATGAAATACTTGCAGTCAGCTATAGCTACTAAGATGTTACCAAAAATGAGATCTATTGAACAAAAACGTCTTGCAGGTTATAGAACTAAAAAGTCTACTGCTCCAGGGGGTACAAAACCTTTGAAAGCGCCTAAATTTACAAAAGCCCCGGTTATAAAAAAATGAAAACCTTTTTTTTATTAAGAGAAGAGCGTTCTTGTCCTGTAGCAACTATTGATATTAATGTTAACGTAAAAAATCGTCAACACGCAATAGAAGAATATACTTATGGTCCTGCAAACCCTGATGAGCCCGGAGATTACTGGGATAAATTAGCTGAAATTTGGGGTATAGATGCAGATAATGCTAAAACTATGAAATGTGGTAATTGTGCCGCTTTTGATATATCAGATAAAATGAGAGATTGTATTGAAAAAGGCATACATGGAGATGAAAAAAACATTGACGCCATGGCTACCATAAACAAAGCGGATCTGGGGTATTGTAACATACTTCATTTCAAATGCGCGGGTACAAGATCTTGTTCTTTATGGCTTACTAACGGTCCCCTAGACGATAGAGATCTTACCTAAATGCTTACAATTTCAGATAATAAGTTTGATCAATATCTGGAGCTAAAAAAAAGAGTAAGTAATGATGTTATTACTGAGCAATATATTAGATATTTTGATAATGATGGGTTTGAACTGTCGTTCCTTGAGCAAGAATACTATAGAGAAAATCAGGTACCTATTGACAACATATTAAATCATTTTTGTAATCAAAAAGAGTGGATTAAATGCAGTGGGGAAGTATTTAAAGTAGATCATTCTATGATTTTACAAAGATGGGAGTTTGTTGAGGAAGCAAAAAAACAACTAGAAAATAAGAAAAACTTATTTCCTCAGCTTAATAAATATCTTAGACTAAATTCTAAATGGGGATTAGATTTTTCTTTAGAATATTATAAAGAAGATATAGCACTAGAAGTTTTACATATTGAAACCGATTATAGTAATTATTATGATGCTTTAAAAGCCAAGGACTTTTTTGAAAGAAAAATACAATCTACAGATTGGGATGATTTTACAAAAAATATAATTAAAAATAAAACCGATTGGCAACATTTGCAAGGTATGGATCAAAATGATTGGAAGGCAGTTTACTGGGGTTTAGATAGAGCTGAAAACACACTTAAGGCTTTTAAATGAAAATAATACTTACAATACCTTTGTTATTAGTTTTATCCGGTTGTGCTGCAGTTGATAAAGTTAAACAGGTGTGGCCTAGAGATCATGATCCTGCACTAGCTTCAAGTTTTATTAATTTAAGTATTAAACTAGACACTATTAATTGTAGCAATAAGGATGGGATAGAAGATTCTATTAAAGAAGCTGATTGGATAAACCGATACGCAGATTTTAGAAGCGACCCGCAAAAAATATCTACTAAAGCCATTCATGAAAATTTATTGAAAGCTAAAGACAGTACAGAAATAGTTTGTCAACGTTGGGTTAATTTATCTAAAACCAGAATGAAAATTATTCAGGAAGCTTGGAGAGGAAGATGAGTTTAGACGAGATCGTACAGTATGTCGATGAACAGTCAATAAGAGGAGATCTAGCCCGGGAGTTTACCGGTATTATTTCCGATTATCAGAATGGTTCTTTAAGTGTTGAGGATAAAGAAGCGTTAATAAATGAAGTTTTAGCTAGTTTTGAAGCTCATGGATTAGCAGAGGACGAGGTAATGTGGCGCTGGGCAGTTTCTGCTGCATCCATCGCAGTTAGTGTAGTATGATGCTTGAAAATTTAAGAAATTGGTTTAGTAAAAATCATCCAGACGGCAATTGGGTGAGAATGAGTACTAGAGGTGAAATACTTGGTCCGTGCGCTAGGGAACCAGGTGAGGGTAAACCTAAATGTCTTCCTCTCTCTAAAGCACAAAATATGAGTAAAGATGAACGAGCAGCGTCGGTTAGAAAAAAAAGAAGAGAAGATCCTCAAGTAGATAGACCTGGAACTGGAAATAAACCTATTATGGTAAAGACAGAAGAAAAAACTTTTTCAAATTTAAGGGAGGGGTTAATGCTTAGTGAAAAAAGCGAACCTACCAACCCTGATTTATGGTCTAGAGCAAAAGCTTTAGCAAGGTCTAAATTTGACGTGTATCCTTCAGCCTATGCAAACGGGTGGGCAGCAAAATGGTATAAATCTAAAGGCGGTAAATGGAGGGTAAGTGCAAAATGAGAAATTTTCAAACCTTACAAGAATATATAGACTATACACTAGATCTTGAATTTGGTATAGTAGAAGAAGAGTTTTTATTTACTGGTGATGAAAATTATGAAGATTGGGGTGAATTGAATGAAGAGGATAATGAAGGACGTAAATTAAACAAGCCTTTCCTTACTCCGGGGGGACCTAAAAAAAGAGCTGTTTATGTCCGTAATGATAAAGGCAACGTAGTAAAGGTAAATTTTGGTGATCCTAATTTATCTATTAAGAGAGACAACCCTGAAAGAAGAAAAAGCTTTAGAGCACGACATAATTGCGATAACCCAGGACCGAAATGGAAAGCACGATATTGGAGCTGCAAGTATTGGTCCTCAACTCCAGTATCAGAACTAGACTAAGGAAAAAAAATGAATAACGATAAAGAACTACATAAAGCCGTCCTGGCGGTTATGCTAGGAAAAAAAGATGAAAATATTAATGAGGCTAAAAAATCTCTCACGCTTAATCAGCAAAAGCTAGACGTATATGAGCCAGAAAAGGATGAGTTAACTGCTAAAGATTTTGAAATGCTTCGTGACCGTAAAAAAATAAAAGAAGAGCGTAAAGTAAGCCCAACTTTGGGTACTAGAAAGATTACTTCTTATGGTAACGACGAACATACAGCAGAAGTAAGATACAGCCCAGAGTATCAAGAATACTCTGTTCATCATTATAAGGATGGAAAGCATATGGGTGAGGGGCCTGTGTCTTATCACGGTAGTGACGCTGAAGACGCACATAATACTGCTAAGCATTCAATTAAAAATATGAAAGAAGAAATAGAAGAAGTAGACGAAGCTACCTTATCTGCAAAAGCTGCAAGACATGGAGAGGATATTGGTAAACCTGGTAAAATGTTTGGCAAAATTGCAGCTTCAGCCGCGGAAAAATATGGTTCAAAAGAAGCTGGTAGAAGAGTGGCCGGTGCAGTTTTAAAGAAGATGAGAGTTTCAGAAGAAACTGAACTAACTGAACTAGATAAGTCAACAATGCGTAGTTATGTTCATAAGGCTGCTGTCGATCTAACTCGCTCTGGCAATACTCTTGGAAGACTTCAAGTAAAAAATAAGAACAATCCTTCTATCGGCTCAAACATTATGGCTAAGCATATTGGCAAGAGACTTAAGGGTATTGACACAGCCACCAAGAAGTTAGCTTACGAAGATGTAGAATTTGATTTTGAAGATAATATCGATGAAACAGTAATAGTTCATCAGCCTGTTTTATTTGATATAGAAGAAAATTATAATTTCGGTGATTATCTTACTGCTGCTAAAAAAATAGTCGGAGAAGAAGACGCCATTACTTTAGCAAATGAAAAGTTTAATAATCAAGACGTCTCAATTTTTGTTGAGAACTTTATGAGATCTGATATTGAAGATAAAGTAAAAATGCATAAAAAAGCCGGTAACATGGTCTCTATGCCTAAATATACTACAAAGAGTGGTAAACCCTATGCGGAATATGTTGTTACTGATAGAGATTCAGGGGTTCGCCGTAAGTACATCTATCATGGTAACCGTACAAGCTTAGAAAATATGGGTACCCGTGGTAAAAAAGACGACGATTTTTAAGGAGAAATAAATGTCCTCATGGGGAAATCAAGACAACGTTGCTGCTATTGGCACAGTAACAGCATACGCCGGAAATTCAAGTGTTAATGGTTCTAGCACCGCTTTTACATCTAATGTAAAAGATGGGGACTATGTTTTTATTACCGGTCAAAAATTTCAAGTGGCTCGGGTTACTTCGGATACTGCTTTAGAATTAACTTCGAACGGTAAGGCTGCTTCGGGTGCTACTTTATATATTCAGCAAGGCCCTAAGTATATCGCTAACGTTGCTATTTCAGAAAATCAATATACTATTCAGCGCGTTTATGGTATCGACCGTCAAGAAGTAGCGGTAGCTAATACAGCAGCTAATGCATCACATACCGGGTGGGTACATTTTTACGATTATACTGATGCTAATAATAGCTATCGCAGAAAGTCAGAAGTATTGGTAGCGATGTCTAAAAACTTTGCCTCTAATTCTACCTTCCATGTTCAGGTGGCTGGTTACGATGCTAATGATGATACTGTCGCACCTGATGCTCCTTAATAAAGATTAAAAAATGGCTGATAGTAAAGTAAGTGAACTGACGTCCGCTACTTCGGTAAGTAGTAGCGATCTTTTTTATATAGTTCAGTCTAATACCAGTAAAAAGCTTAGCGCTAATACATTATTTGAAAATGTAGGAAACGTAGTTTTAAAGGGTAATGTTACACTAGATCCCTCAGTGCAGCTCCTAGCTTCTCCTGGTATTATAGATTTAACTAAAACAATAACTCATCTTTCTTGTGATGCCTCTGGAGGCACTTTAGTTATTCCTTCCGGAAAAACGAATCAGTTAAAAATTTTAACTATGATTACTAATTCTGGAGGGGTGTTTACTATTAGATCAAATATAGCTAATTCAGCCAATGTGGTATTTAACTCAGTTGGTGATACGGCTACGCTTTTATTTACTAATAATAAATGGTTCATGGTCGGGGGAACTGCTAGTCTCACTTAATATGAACTTTGAATTGACAGAAGAAAATTTTATAATCTATGCTATGAAATTTTACGATAACCCTTCTTGTAAGGGTATGGTAGAGTTTGAAGACGATCTTAAAAGATTTAGATATCTTAAAAGATTATTTAAAAAATATACTGCTGGTAAAGGGTTAAAAGAAAGATTAATTGTTAATCATTTAGTGGTTCTTTATAATCTTTTTGGAACAGAAGCAACTACTCGTATGCTTTTTTTAAAAATAGAAAAGAAGCACTGGTCACAACTTAAAACATTTTTAGTATTTTTAAACGTAATGCCGGTAGGTATAGAAATTATTAGTCAAGGTGTTATTATGCAGGGATACGAAATACCTTTAGATGAAAAAGTTTCAAAAGCATTGGAAAAAATTTAATGTCACGCTTTGTAGACTCAGTTATAGCTTATAGAATTTTAAAAATGCTTACTACTCCTTTTGAGGATACGGATGCTTTTCGTTTAGGTATAATTGATAGAAACGGTAAAGAATTAATGCGTATGCAAGATTTAAATACTGTTGAAGAAAAAGACGCATACTCTATTCTTCATAGAATGATTTTTAGATTAAAAAGAATAGTTGAAAAAGTACCTTTAGAAAATAAAAAACTTGCTTCATTTGCAGCAGCTTTAGCTCTTATTAAAGAACATACCAATACTACTATCGAGCCTATAAATTTAGAATCACAATATCTTGATAAATTAAATACAGATCTAACAGAAGATATAAAATTTATTGAAAAATATTATTCTAATAAATATATCTTGCCGTTTAAAACATTTGTAGAAGAAGCACCGGCTAACAATGCCCAGGCAACACCCGGAATATCCGGTTTAGGGCCTGATACAGTAGTTGTTCATAAACGTAAAAAAGTAATTAAGAGGGATGATGTGAGTTATGTTACAGACAATACTAAATCTATTTAAACCATTAAAAAAAGAAGTTGTTGAAGTTAAAATAGAAGATTTTATTAAAGTAGAATCAGAATCTGTAGAGAAATTAAAACAATCCCCCCTTAAAAACAAAGGTAGGCCTCGAGGTAATAAGCCTGCGGCTAAAATTTCTGCTGATATACAGCGTAAAAAAAAGTAATGGAAGTTGCCATGGTAAGAAACGGTATAGGCCCCGAAACGACGACACGGATTACAGTATTAGAAACTCAAGTTGAGTCAATTTCAACCGATATTAATAAAATGTCGGAAAAAATTGAGAGCAATTATGCAACTCTTCACCATAGAATAAGTGATATGAGAGATGACTTTCATAAAAGTCTTGAAGATAAACACGAAAAAATTATGAATAAACTTGACGAACAGGTCCGTATAAGTTCTGAACAACATAGTGCTATAGCCGAAAAAGTTCAAACTTTTGAAAAATGGCGCTGGATGCTTCTCGGGGGATCTATAGTTATTGGTTACGTACTAGCTCATATTAAGTTAGAAAAACTTTTTTAACCATAACACTTGCTTTTTGTTTAGTGTATGTATATAATTAAAGCCTCTAGGAGGCTTTTTTAATATATGTCATTATTTCTTGATCAGAAATATCTATCTCTAATTAGTAACCGCCTCCCTCTCTTTAAAAAGAAGGGGGATTATCTTTTTAATTGCAGATGTACTATCTGTGGTGATTCTTCTAGACATAAAAGAAAAGCAAGAGGTTATTTCTTTAAATTTAAGAATGAATTAAGATATAAATGTCATAATTGTGATGCATCGTTATCTTTTAGTAACTTTTTAAAAGAAACTGATACCATATTATACTCACAGTACTCTTTAGAAAAATACACCGAGGGCAATCCAGTAAGGTTGTCCAACACTGTTCCAGAAATGGTGTTTACAGAGCCAGTATTTAAAACCCAGGAAGAACGTATTTTAGATAATATACTTGATCGACTTGATACTCTCCCGGATGATAATGAAGGGGTTAAGTTTTGTCTAAGTAGAAATATCCCAAAAGAAAAATTTAAACAAATTTATTTTATTAGTAATGTCAAAAATATCGTACAACTTAACCCCATATATAAAGAGTCTATTAAAACAGAAGAACCTAGATTGGTGCTCCCGTTTTACGATTCAAACGGTCAGCTATCTGGAGTTACCTGTAGGGCCCTTAGAGGTGAAACGCTTCGTTACATCACTGTCAAAATTAAAGACAACGTACCGCTTCTTTTCGGTATAAATGAAATAGATTCAAAAAAGACTATATATGTTGTAGAGGGACCTATTGATAGTTTGTTTCTTGATAATTGTATTGCAGCTGCAGGAACTTCATTCAATAAAATAAATACATTAGGCATTGATAATAGTAATATGGTATTAATATTTGATAATCAACCTCGCAATAAGGAGGTGTGCAAGATAATAGAAAAAAATATAGATCAAGGAAACAAGGTTGTTATCTGGCCTCAAAATATGGAGGAGAAAGATATCAATGATATGGTGACAGCTGGTCGTGATGTCATTAGTATTATTAATAAAAATACCTTTCACGGCTTGACTGCCAAAGCAAAATTTATTGCCTGGAAGAGGTGCTAAATGAGTGATGAAAAAACCAAAGAAATTCATTCAAAAAGAATTCATCAAAAAGAAAATACTATTCATAAGCAAGAAAAAATAGCAAAAATGCACGGGTTAGAAGTAGAAGAACCCCATCGATACCTTAAACATCATGTTATGAACTGCGGACAACCGGGTTGTATACTTTGCTCAAATCCTCGTAAAACATTTAGAGAAAAAACCATTCAAGAAAAAAAATTCGATGAAACTTTAAAGTGGGAATAAAAGTGACTGACGCTCCTATTTACACGGAAGAAATTTCTAATGTTCAGCTTATCTCCTATACTCAGCCAGAATCATATTTCGCCGAAAATCTTACGGAGCTTGTCGCATTCTGTGCGCGTGTCTCCAATCCAAGCAATCAGTTCAACAAAGAGACGTCAGAAAAACTTATACGATATCTTATTGAGCACCAACACTGGTCGCCTCTTGAAATGGTATCTGTGTGTCTCGAAATTACCACTACAAGAGACATATCGCGACAGATACTACGCCATCGTTCATTCTCATTTCAAGAATTCTCACAAAGATATGCCGACCCAACTCAGGAACTTGATTTTGTTTTTCGACATGCAAGAATTCAAGATACCAAAAATAGACAAAATAGCATAGAGTTAGATATTTTAAAAAATGATGAGCATAGATATCTAGCTTATCAATGGGAACAACATCAACGCAATATTATTGAAAAAGCAAAAGACCTATATACTTGGGCTATTAGCAAAGGTATTGCAAAAGAGCAAGCTCGAGCAATATTACCCGAAGGGTTAACCGTAACCCGCCTTTACATGAATGGAACGCTAAGATCATGGATTCATTTCATTCAGCTTCGTTCGGCTAATGGAACACAAAAAGAACATGCGATGATTGCTAGGGAGTGTGCTAAAGTAATAGCAAAAATATTCCCTATGGCTGATGAATTCGTTTCTAAAGAGGAATAAATAACCTACATGTGGATATTCAATTTTTTACCAACCTGGATAGCATATGCTATAGCCTTAGTAGGAACAGTCGGGTTAGTAGCATCCATATTTACTAGTTTCTTTTCTCGCCTTTTCCCTGCTCTAATTGCAATTAAATTACCGTTACAGATTATTTCTTTAGCGGTTCTTGTTTTTGGTGTTTATTTAATTGGTGGGGCTGCAAACCAAGAAATGTGGGAAGCCCGAGTAAAAGAAATGGAACAAAAAGTTGCTATTGCGGAAGAAAAATCTAAACAAACCAACACTGTTATTCAATATAAGTATCGCGATAAAGTAAAAGTAGTTAAAGAAGTTCAAGTAGTTATTCAAGAAAAAATAAAGGAGGTAGAAAAAATTATAGACGCAAAATGCGAAGTACCTCCCGAGGCAGTTGATATTCTAAATATGGCTGCAAAAAATACTCTCCCCCCTTCAAATGCTCTTCATCAAAATGATGAGCAAAGTAAAGCACTTAAAGCGACTAAGTAATTATGAAAGCTATTATAACTTTACCAATAGTAGTTTTATTGTCCGGGTGTCTTGCTACTGTACCGGTTAAACCAAAATTTCCAGAACCAGTCACAGAGTTAATGAAAGTATGCCCTGAACTTAAAGAAATAACCACGGGTACGACAAAATTAAGTGAAACAATCACGGTTGTTACGTCTAATTATGCTGAATACCATTTATGTAGATCTAAGGTAGATTCTTGGATAGAATGGTATAATGAACAAAAGAAAATTTACGACGAAGTAAAGTAAAAAATTTAAAAAAGTAAAAAATATGACCACTACACATGGTATTAGGATAGACTTTTCTCGAGATTCCCTCTTTGATGAATTAGGAATTAAAAGATTAAAAGAATCGTATATGAAAGAAGATGAAGTATCGCCTCAGGAAAGGCTTGCATATGTTTCGAACGCTTTTGGATCAAACTCAGAACATGCTCAGAGACTTTATGACTACAGTAGTAAGCATTGGTTATCTTACAGTACTCCTATTCTTTCATTTGGTCGTAGTAGCCGGGGTCTTCCTATCAGCTGTTTTCTTCCTTATCTGGATGATTCCGCAGAGGGTCTGGTTAACACACTTTCAGAAGTAAATTGGTTATCTATGCTAGGTGGCGGGGTTGGAATTGGTATAGGTATCCGATCGGCAGATGATAAATCTGTTGGTATCATGCCCCATCTCCGAACTTATGATGCTTCTTCTCTTGCTTATAGACAAGGTAGAACTCGTCGAGGGAGCTATGCTGCATATCTAGATATATCTCACCCGGATATTCTTTTATTTTTAGAAATGCGAAAGCCTACGGGCGATCCTAACATGCGAGCTCTTAATCTTCATCACGGTGTTAATATACCAGATTCTTTCATGCAGATTATTGAGCGCTGTATGAAAGATAAAGACGCAAATGATTCCTGGGAGTTGAAAGACCCACATAATGGTGAAGTTCGTGAAATTGTTTCAGCTAAAGATATCTGGCAACGAATTCTAGATCTAAGATTACAAACCGGGGAACCCTATCTTCACTTTATTGATACCTCAAATCGAGGTATGCCAGACTTTCAGAAAAAACTAGGGCTTAGTATTAAACAATCCAACTTATGCAGTGAGATTATTTTACCTACAAATAAAGAAAGAACCGCTGTATGTTGTCTATCTTCGGTAAATTTGGAGTACTTTGATGAATGGAAAAATAATGAATTTTTTCTCCGGGACGTTGCGGAGATGCTTGATAACGTATTGCAGTATTTCATCGATAATGCTCCTGATTATGTTGACCGAGCCAAGTATTCTGCTAGCCGGGAGCGTTCTATTGGTGTGGGGGCTCTTGGTTTCCATGCTTACCTCCAGCGCATTAATACACCTTTTGAGTCTGCCATGGCGGTGAGTAGAAACCGGCAAATTTTTAAACACATTAGAGAAGGATTAAATGAAGCTAATATCGCTCTTGGATCGGAACGTGGTGAAGCTCCGGACGCTGTTGGCAGCGGCCAGCGGTTTAGTCATGTTATGGCTATTGCTCCAAATGCTTCTTCGTCTATCATTATGGGAAATACTAGCCCTAGTATTGAGCCTTATCGTGCTAACGCGTACCGTCAAGACACTTTATCAGGAGCTCATTTAAATAAAAATCGTTACTTAGATCAAATTGTAAAAGAAAAGTGTAGTGCGGAATCCAAACTTGACTATAATGAGATTTGGTCATCAATTATAGCTAATGACGGTTCAGTGCAGCATCTTGATATTCTTGATGACTGGCAAAAAGACGTTTTCAAAACATCCATGGAAATAGATCAAAGGTGGGTTGTAGAGCACGCAGCTGATCGACAAGAATATGTTGATCAAGCACAGTCTCTCAATCTCTTTTTTAGACCTGACGTTAATGTAAAGTACTTGCATGCAGTACATTTCTTAGCATGGAAGAATGGCTTAAAGACCCTCTATTATTGTCGTTCAGAAAAGATAGGAAAAGCAGACAAGGTTTCAAAGAAAATAGAAAGAGAAGTAATTAAAGAACTAGACATGAAGGCTCTTATCGATGGAGATACATGTTTAGCGTGCGAAGGTTAAATGAAAACAATAGCTTTATTTGTATATGATCCAAAGTGCTCCGTACAAAGTAGTAATGGTATTATTAACGCATTAGGTGATTATTATAAATTTAAGTTATTTTCAAAAAATCAGGTTGAAGATAATTTTTTTGATAATGTTGACCTAATAGCTATACCAGGGGGGTTCGGTGACTCTGATTCCTTTGATACATTATTAAAACATAATGGTGACTCGATAGTTAAATATGTTAAGAGTGGTACCCCCTATCTTGGCATATGTATGGGAGCATACTGGGCTGGTAAGCATTATCTTAATATTTTAGATAGAGTTGAGGTAGTTCAATATTTAAAACAACCTAATACAGACACACGTAGACCACATGCAAAAAACATTAAAATAGAATGGCTTGGGGAACTTATGAATATGTTTTGGTATGGCTGTGCATTTACCGGTTCAGGTTACTATGACACTATCGCAAAATATACTAACGATGACCCAATGGCAATTATACAAAAAAATATAGGGTTGATAGGATGCCATCCAGAAAGTCAAGAATTCTGGTATGATAGTTACAGCTGGTTAAAGGGTAAATATCATAACGGTGAGCATCATAAATTGTTATTAGAGTTTGTAGATAAGTTAACTAACAGAAAATAAAAAATGTCAAAGAAAAATCAAAGTAACCTAACAGATGATCGTAATTCATTTAAACCGTTTAATTACCCATGGGCGTATGATGCATGGTTAAAGCATGAACAGAGTCATTGGCTCCATACAGAAGTTCCGATGCTTGAAGATGTTAAGGACTGGAAAAAAAAGCTAACTGAAGAAGAGAAAAACTTTTTAACCCATATATTACGTTTTTTCACACAAGGGGATATTGACGTTGCAGGCGGGTATGTAAAAAATTATTTGCCTTATTTTCCACAGCCTGAAGTTAGGATGATGTTACTAGGATTCGCAGCTCGTGAAGCGCTTCATATTGCTGCTTATTCGCATTTGATAGAAACACTCGGGCTTCCAGAAACTACCTACAATCAATTCTTAGAATACCAAGCAATGCGAGATAAACATGAGTATGTAATGGATCTTGCTGCAAAAAATACTACCAAAGAAAATACTGCTACCCATATTGCTGTGTTTTCTGCTTTCACCGAAGGAATGCAGTTGTTCTCTTCTTTCATCATGCTGCTCAATTTTCCACGCCAGGGTAAAATGAAAGGCATGGGTCAGATTGTAACATGGTCTATCGTTGATGAAACTCAGCATTGCGAATCAATGATCAAGCTTTTTAGATCATATATTGAAGAAAATAAAGAAATATGGACCGATGAACTAAAGTCCAAAATTTACACCATCGCAGAACGCATGGTAGAGTTGGAGGATAAGTTTATCGATCTTTCTTTTGAAACCGGCGCTATTCAAGGACTAACGTCTAATGAAGTGAAGGAATATATTCGTTATATTGCTGACCGTCGCCTTATTTCTATGGGATTAAAAGGAATTTTTAAACGCAAAAAAAATCCTCTCCCATGGGTAGAAGAAATGATTAATGCCCCTATCCATACTAATTTTTTTGAAAACCGGGCAACCGACTATGCTAAAGCTGCACACACCGGTACATGGGGAGATGTATGGGGTAAAGCTGCCTGACTTGTATGACCGAACAAGAGCAGTGGTTAGCTGAGCAACGCAGGGCACAAGAACAAGAAATAAATTCTGTGCCCTACGCTAAAGCGCGGTATTTAATATGTAAACAATGCGACGAATTGATAGAGCATATAATGGTTTGTAAAGTGTGTTATTGTTTTATGCCAGGAAAAACTAAACTTAAAGGAGCTGAGTGTCCGCTTGGAAAATGGAGTTCAATTGATGAAACCTAAAATGGTAGATGCTCATATGAAAGTAGCCGAAACTTATGCCCAACTTTCTACAGCTACAAGACTTAAGGTAGGCGCTATCATTGTAAAGGATGATAGAATCGTTTCCATTGGTTATAACGGTATGCCTGCAGGTTGGGATAATAATTGCGAGGATAAAGATTGGATGACAGATGCCGGTGGGTGGCTAAGTCCGGAAGAGATCGAAGAGCAGTGGCCCTATGTCGAATACAACGAAGAGGCAGAAAAAGAATATCGTTATCGTCTTAAAACAAAACCTGAAGTACTCCATGCGGAAACCAATGCTATAGCTAAGCTAGCCCGTTCAAATGAATCTGGAGAAGGAGCAGTAATGTTTATAACACACGCTCCTTGTTTAGATTGTGCTAAACTTATCTACCAATCGGGTATTAACAAAGTTTATTATAAAAATAAATATAGATTAAATAATGGTATAGATTTTTTAACAAAAAGCAATATTGAGGTAATTAAGATATGAAAATTGGATTTACTTGTTCAACATTTGATCTTTTTCACGCTGGACATATTATTATGCTTAAAGAAGCTAAAAACCAATGTGATTATTTAATAGTAGGGCTTCAAACCGATCCTACTATTGATAGAAAAGAAAAAAATAAACCAGTACAAAGTATTTTTGAACGATACGTTCAATTACAGGCGTGCAAATTTGTTGATGAAATTATTGTATATGCTTCAGAAAAAGATCTTATAGATATATTACTATCATACCCCATTAATATAAGAATTCTTGGGAATGAATATGAAGATAAAAGTTTTACTGGTAGACAAGAATGCATTTCAAGAGGTATAAAATTTTATTTTAACAAAAGAGAGCATACTTTTTCAACTACAGAGCTACGTCAAAGGGTAGTAGACGCAGAAGCAGAAAAATACTCAACACATATAGGGCAGCAATGCTAATACAATTTCAATGCGATAATTGTGATGCTGAATTTAAAATTAAACACATTTTAGATGAAAGTTATTACGAAGTAAACTTTTGTCCGTTTTGTGGTGGTGAAATAGCAGAAGAAGAGGTTGATGAACCGGATGACTATGAATGACATGGTTATTTAAAGGCGAACCCTTCGAGGAAATAGGTGATAATTATGGCTTTGTGTATATTATTACAAACAAAACAAATAACCGAAAATATGTCGGTAAAAAATTCTTTTGGACAACCAAACGAAAACAAGTTAACAAAAAACGTAAAACCTATAAAGTTGAGTCTGACTGGAAAGATTACTGGTCGTCCTCAGAAGAACTCAAACAGGACGTGCAGGCTCTTGGAACCGAAAATTTTACACGAGAAATAATTCATCTCTGTCCTAACAAAGGCAGCACTAATTATTTTGAAGCTAAAGAGCAATTTACCAGAGGCGTATTAGAAGATATAGAAAACTGGTATAATAGTTGGATTATGGTGAAAGTAAGACGCTCGCATATTAAATGACTTTTTTCCTCCTAACACTATTAACTGCTATATCATTATCAGGAGTAGCAGCTTATTTCTCTATTATGGGACTGGTAGCAATTTTTGCCGCAGTACCTATTCCCATTGCTATAATGGGTAGTGCTTTAGAGGTGGCAAAACTTGTCGCCGCCTCTTGGGTTTACAAAAACTGGTCAATTGCACCGACAGCTATAAAGTATTACTTTACTGTAGCGGTCGTCATACTATCTCTTATTACTTCTATGGGTATATTTGGATTCTTATCCAAAGCTCATATGGACCAAAGTTTAGTATCAGGCAACGTGCAAGCAAAAATTGCTGTCTACGATGAGAAAATTAAAACAGCGAAAGAAAATATAGATGCCAATCGTAAGGCTCTTAAGCAAATGGATGAAGCAGTTGACCAAGTCATGTCACGAAGTACTTCAGAAACAGGTGCAGATAAAGCTGTGGCTCTCCGTAGGAATCAACAAAAGGAACGAGGGCGTCTCCTTTCTGAAATCGAAGCCGATCAGAAAAGAGTTAGCGTACTTACTGAAGAGCGATCGCCGATTGCCGCTGAAGTTAGAAAAGTTGAAGCAGAAGTTGGACCGATAAAATATATTGCGTCTTTTATTTACGGGGATAATCCATCTGCTAATGTGTTAGAAAAAGCCGTAATATGGGTTATTATAGTAATAGTTTTAGTATTTGACCCTATGGCTATATTACTATTAATAGCGGCAAATTTTACTAAAAAACAATTAAATGGTGAAATTATAACTGCAGTTCATACACCGAATTCACCTGCTATGGATTTTTTTACCCCTGAACCGGAACCAGATATAGCGCCCGAACAAAATATTAAAGAAGACCCGGAAAAAAAAGATACCTGGGCTCCAGAAATGTATCAAAGGATACATCATGAAATACCAAAAGAAATTATGGATAAGGTATTTAAGAAGTAACACTTGCAATAACTCCAGCAATATGTTATAATAAGATATGACTACTTGCGTACTAATTACCCCGGAATATCGAGACTCTTATTTTGAAGGGTGGGATGCTCGTATGAGTGACCTTTATGTTAACCCTTATTTAAAAGATTTTGATACAATACGATATCAAGCCTGGAAAGACGGGTGGCATGATGCTGAAAAAGCTATTGAAGAGGATGATGATGGAACCCAGACAATATAAGGAATGGTCAGAAGAAGAACAGAAGCTTTTTCGTGACTGGGTCAGGAGCCATTTAAAATATGGCCCTACAACTATTTACTTTACTAAAAAAGACGGTACAGAGCGT